TTCCCTGGAATTGTCGTCGGCTGCCTGGGACAAACCACGCATCAGGCGCTCAACAATCGAGATGTCCTGTCCGACCGCGCGCGCCGCGAAACCGAACTGTCCGACCTCTTTCGCGGTCAAACCGGTACGTAGCTCCGCGTCCTTCACGCGAGTGCCATATTCCCCCAAGCTCTTCGCCGCCTCGAATGCGGACGCCGCAATCGTGCCAAGTACCGCAGCGCCGGCAGTGACAGCAATGCCAAACGGACCAAGAGCGGAAAGCACGGACGAGAGGGCGCCCTTCGCTCCCTGGAGCGGATTCTCCATGAACTGGCTGACCCGGTCGCCGAACGAGGTGATGGCTTCGGACTGCTTCCGCAGTGCTTCTTCGGCTTCCTTCGCCGCCTTGACCGCGAGAGCTTCGCGCGCGGCCTTCTCCTCCATGGCGATCATCTTTTCGTAGGATCGGGTGATCGCGTCAATGGCCTGCGGCTCGCGGTTATATCGCTGGAGAAGCTGGTCCCGCTGAGTGATCAGCCGGTCCACGCCGCTCTTGCCATAGGTTTCAGCCTGCTTTTCGAGGGAGGCGATGAGCCGCTGGACCGAGGACCGGGTCTGATCCGAAATTCGGATGACCTTGCCGTGCGACGATTCCGCTTTCTTCTCGAAGCCGTCGAGGGCGGCGTTGGCCTTGTCCGTTATCGGGGTGACCTGGTCCTCGGCTTCGAGGATTACGCGTTCCGCTTGGTCTGCCATTTCACGCTGCCTTGAGCATCACGAAGGGACGCGCCTGGAACGCGGCGAGAACCGCCTGGCGGTCGCGTGGCGACACGCCCCATTGCGCCTCGCGTCGGTTGTTGAAGGCGGCGATCTGCGACGCCGTCATTCGCCGGCCAGGAAGGCTCTCGTCGAGAAACCCGATTGCCGCGCGGTTCTCGTTCGCGGTCAGGACCTTCAGACACCGCAGAGTGTGGCCGCTCCAGGTCCAATCGCGGATTGGCCGGAGGCCTCGCGCCGCCTTGTAATCGGGATAACCACGGCGGCCTGATTGGCCGGGCTTCAGCGGAGCGGCAGCCTGATCGTAGATGTTCTGCCCGCTCTGAATGCGCGCTCGGATCGAATCCGCCAGCACCTGCCCGAACCCCTGCATCTCGGTCGCGGTGTAGGGCGAATAGACGAAGCGGGCGCTCTTTATAATGGTTTGGAATCTTGCCATGGCTACCACCTGCGGGCCAATCCCCGATGCCCGACCCGGAACGGCTCTAAGACAAACAGCACCATCGCACCCCAACATGTTGTGTGGTTAGCCTCGACATACCCACCATGTGACATAATTGGGAGAGAGGAGAGATTTCAAGATGGCTGACGATCAATTATTTGTCGAGCGGCGCCCCGAGGGCGACTACGCGGTCAGAAAGCCTGATTCAGAGAGGGCGAGCGCAGTATTGCCTACGCAGGCAGAAGCCATTGCCAGGGCGAGGGAGTTGAATCCAGACAAGCCGCCACTGGTCGAGCGCGTGCGGCACACAACAGGTGGCAAGCCAGATAAGTGGCGCAAGCCATAACGACGAAGGCCGGTGCACCAGTGGTGCAAGTCACGGTCGCAGAGTCGACAATCCAGAACTCCTAATCCCGCCGTCCCCGGGTTTGATCGGCTCTTGCCGTTCGGCGTCGATCAGTTCCAGCACCCGGAATTCTTCCTCTGTGATGTCGCCGAGGGTGATCGTCAGCCCGATACTCTTCGCGTTCAGAATGCGGAAGCATCGCCGGACGAGAGCGCCGTTCGGCGTGTCCATCGCCTCTTCGAGGAGGTTCTTCGGACAGCCGGGACCATGGCTGACATCGATGGCCTTCCAATCCGCGCCACAGGCGGGGCAGCCATCCAATTCCGTCTGTGCCGAGTATCCGCACCGTCGACAACGAAAGATGCGGTCGGGACACTCTTCGTCAGGCCCACACAGCCCGCCCTGGTGCAGGACCGACCGGATCAGGAAGCGAACGCCCGGCTCTTCCGGCCAGTCGCCGGGCGTGGCTATTCCGGGTCTTCGTCGGCCTCGATGGCCAGTTGCGCGATAACCTCGGACACGGCCGCCGACTTGTGAACGATCGGCACGGCGCCAGCATAGCCGTCGTGCGAGATGTGCAACTTGTCGTAGAGGGCGCCGCTCGGCTCCAAAAACGCCCGCGTCTCGATGGATCGCCGCGCTGCGACCACGCTGGTCGAAGCCCGCTCGTGGTCCTGCATTTCCTTGGCGGTCGGCATCCGCAGCACATGAACGACGCGCGTGCCGGGGACCTTCATCTCGATCCGGTAGTTGATGCCTTCACGTTCCACGCTGGCCACGGCGCACCGTTCAATGCGGCCAATCACCATGCCGGCCTCGGCGTCATCGAAGGTGGGACCGTCCTTGTCGGTGCGGATCTTGGCGAACAGTTCCGCGTTGATCTTGGGCAGGTCCACGTCCTCGCTCTGCGACTTTCCACGCCCGAGAAAGTGCCGCACGGTGCGCTGCGCACGGGCCCAGACGCACCACTCCTCGTCCGAGGGGAATCGCACCTCGCAGCTCTTTTCGCCGCCCGAAAGGATCGGCACCACAAACGGCTTTGTCGCGTCAAACATTTGAATCTCCTATTGGCAGATGCCCTGTAGCGGCGTGGTGACGGTCATCGTCACCATCCCGTTGGTGGGGTCGTAAAGCTGCACGCCGGTGATCTGGAGGGTCACAATACCATCCGTGTTTCCGAGTTCGGCGACGTTGAAGCCCATCTTCTGGATGAGCATCGTGAACGAGTTGTTGACGTCGCGGGTCATGGTGAACGTGGCAGTCCCGGTGGTCAGGTTGATCAAGTTCGCGTACTCAGTCGATCCCGCCTGCACGCGCACTACAAACTGCACCGCGAAAGCCCGATCACCCCACTCGAAACGCCCCTGGATCTGGTAGCCATCCTGAGCTCCCGAGCCAGGGAAGAAGCCGGGCCGGAAGTTGTTTTCCCAGGAAGCTTCCATCGACACGAACTGCTTGGCACTGCCGCCGGTAAGATAGTTGATGCCGTTGAACGTCAGGGCGCTGATCATGCCAGCATTGAATTCATGCGGCGTGGAGATGGCCGGCAGCGTGATGCCGCTTGGCGAAGTGTACTGGCCGGTGGTGACGCACTCCACCGCGCACATCGCACTGGCGCGGCCTGGAGAGTTCTTGATGGAGAGCTTCCAGCCCTTGACGGCGCAGCCCACCAGCATTTCGTCCAACACCGCCGACCCGCCGGGCCGGATCTGTTGCACGAACGAGAAGTAGGGCAGCTCCAGGCCGGTCGGGTTCGTCGCTCCCAGGGCCGGAACGATGGTGTAAACGTACGGACCGCTACCGCTCACGACGACGTTGCCCATGGAGAAGGACAGCGCCCACGCGAGGAACTCCGACGAGGCATACTTCGAGAGCTCGTAGGCCGGCATGTTGTAGTGCGACTTGAAAAGCTGGGTCGGGAACTCGTGCCCCTTGCCGATTTCCGCCCGGTCATCCTCGTTCACGGGGACCTTCGCCCACGGTTTGGTATTGAGATTCGTGTGACGCCAGATGGTCGCCACCAAGTTGGCCGTTCCAATGGCGGTCTGTTTGCCGAATCCCCAACCGTTCAGCAGTTCACTGATGTTAGCCATGCTGCTTTTCCTCCTCAGCCACAACTACCGGCTTCTGCGCCGCCGCCGGCGCGGGGACCTGATGCCATCCAGAGGACATCCACGGTGAGAGTTTCTCCGCAGTCGCCTCAATTTCCTTGATCTCATCGCCTTGAGGCGACCGAAGAAACACCATTTCCGCCATCGCTTCTTCCTCTCGGGAAAACTACGGGTTGTAAGATTCGATCAGCCGCACCGGCACCTCGAAGTACTCGAAAGTGGCTCCGTCCGGGCTGATCACGACCGTGTTGCGGCGCGCCGACGGCAGGTAGAAGTCCATCGGCTCGCAGTTCGGATCGACGGCAGTGTGCAGCATCCGGAGGCTGCTGCCCGCCGGCACGTCGTTCACGATCCAGTTGAAGAGATCCTCGTAGCCGACATCGGCCTCCTCGGGCGCGCGCAGGTATAGCGAGAAATCATGCACAAATACGAGCGCATTGCCGAGTCTGCCGGGCCCGGTGCCTTGCCATGCGATCATGATCGAGCCAGGCGGCATCGACAAGATCGCCAACCGGATGTTGTTCTGCGTTGGCTGGCCGAAAACGATGGCGTTCTCGGTGTAGAACTGGATGTAACTGCCATCCCCACCGAGGGCATCCACCAGGTTCGGCAGAGCCTGGAGCGCCGTCACCCACTCGGCCAGGATCGTCTTCGGGTTAGTCATCGGAATTCTGCCCGGCCCGCCCCATCAGCGAAAGCTCGACCAAGCCGTACGGGTCCGGCTGGCGCACGGTGGTCACAACAAACTGCGATCCCCAAGCGGTCACCCAATCGCCGCGCTGAGGGAAGTTCGCGAGGTCGGAGGGATTGACGGAGATTTCCTCGATGTTCGCCAGTGCGCCGGACTCCTCGCGCACGCGTGCGTGGCGGATGGCGGTGATAGTCACCGGATCGCCAACCGCCACGCCAGCATGTGCGGATTGATACACCACCGGCTCGCCGAAAGTCTGCAGCATGACCGCGTTCGCCGCCGCGTCGATGGTGGGCCAGTCGGACATATATAATGATGCGGCGGCGCGCTTAGTTGAGCGTGATGATGGAGTAGAACACGGTCACGACCATGGTGCCGTTGCCGGTGGCGAAGGCGCCCGTGGCGTTGACGATATCGATGCCGGTCGCCGACGGCGGCTGGATGACGCCCGTGGGCGGTGGCACCACGTTCTCGCTCGCGGCCGCGCTGGTGATGGTAGCCGCAGGGATGGTGGACGAGTGCGGCACCACGCCGGTGCCGTGATACTGGAACGATACCGCACCGCCGCCGGTGAACTGCGTGCCGCCGGGCTTCATCTGCACGATGAACTGGTCGACCACGAGCACCTGTCCGGCCGCGGGCGCAGGCAAGATGCTGACCGCCGCTCCGAACATGGCCATGATCTGCGCCGCAGTGAGCGTCACCACGGTTTTCTGAATGAGCGACGGGTCAGTGTCCGCCGCCTGCACCGGACCGAAGCCGAGCGGATTGAGCCGCACGCGAACGGTCGCATCGCCGGCCAGGCCGCCCGGCGCATTCACGCCGCTCGCCTGGCTGAGCACCGCGTAGCCGATCTCCTTGTTCGAACCCCCGGCCGCCGTCAACGGGCTGGACGTGGCCTGCAAGGCGGTGTTGTTCCAGAAGACTTTGTCTCCGGGGTTGAACGTGCTCGCATCTTTCGCCAGATCGAACACGCCCTCCACCACCAACTCGCTGGAGTCGCCTATGTTCTGGCTGTTGACCGTCACGCCGAAGATGTTGCCGACCTGGCAACCGCCGCCGCTGAGCAGCGCGTAGGGCGCGACAACCGTAAGGGTTTGACCTTTTTGAACGTAATTCTGCATCGGTTTTTCTCCTGTTCCTTATGCCCGCCACGCCCTACTGGCCGGCGTTCTTTTGAAGCCCGCGATAGTCGAGAGCCGCCGCGCCGAAGTCCATGCGCGCCTTGATCTCGACGCCATCCACTTCGAAGCCCTGCTTGGTCTCGATGTACACGCCCTGCTGCCCTTCCAGGTAGCAGTACTCCACGGTGTCGATCTGTGCCGGGTCCGCGATCAGATACCAGCCCGTGGTCCCATTGGTGGCGGCATCGAGACGCGGCTCGACCACCGGGACCAGGCTGCGCACCCACTCCGGCACGACCTTCGTCGCGTCCGCCGAAGCGATGTTGATCGGGTACACGAGCTGGAGCATGTAAGTCTCCAGCGCCGTCGGCACGGCAATGAACCGCGGAATGAGATTCAGCGGAGTGCCCTGCGGTCCCTTCTGCAGCCGCATCGCGCCGCGCCCCTTGCCCAGCGCGGTGAGCGGAGCGGAGTTGGCAACGGTGGAATCGATGGCGCTGGCCACGCCGGTCAGCAGATTGGCGTGATTGGCGTGGAAGAGCGCGGTGGAGTTCTTGTCGCCCGCGTACACCGCAGCCGGATTCGACGTGATGATGCCCCAGACGGTGTTCGATTCGAGCTGCGCTGCCGCCACGCCGAGCAGTGCCGGGACGCGGGTGAACGCCTGCAGGTCGTCATTGATGATGACCTTGCGCGTCAACGCCACGATCTCGCCGTAGGTGCCGAGCGCGTAGTTGATGTTGTTGTCGGTCAGGTTGGCGCGGTGATACTCGCCCTTCTCATTCAGCGCCTGCAGGACGGGCGCATCGGCGAGCATCACACGGTTGATGGGCTTGAAGTCCTGCGCCGTCACCTGCCGGCAGAAGGGCTGGAAGGTGCGTGGATAGGCTTCATACCCCTGGCGCAAAGTCTTGTTTGCGACGTTGGCCAGGATCGCCGGGAAGTCCGCGGTCGATTCGGCGCCGCCCGCGAAGAACTCCCGTCCCCGCGAGGATCCCTGGAGCGCCAGTTCCGCAATTCGCGTCACGTCCATCCCGCGCGGGTTGGTGCCGCGCAGTTCCAGGGCTTCCTTCGCCATGTCGATGAGCTTGAAATTGCGGTACTCGCGGGCCATCTCGACGGCGCGCCGCTGCTGCTCGGGACCGTAGCCATCGAGATATTCGCCGGTTTCGTTGCCGTTATGGTCCCGGCGCCGCGCCAGGAAGAACCGGCCATCCGCGCGCAGCAGCAGAGCCATCTGCATGCAGGCAAGGCGCTGTTCCATGCCGTCGCGGGTTACCGAAGTGCCGCCCTCCCCGCGAATCGGGAATGCCGGGCCGTCTGCGCCCGCGCGCGGCGGGACTCCCTGCTGGCCCTTGGTCGCGAGGTGGGCAAACAGCTCCTTCCGCGCCTGATCGACGGGCACGCCTTTGGCGATGAACTCACTGATGACGGTCTCGTCGATTCCGTATTTGGTTGCGGTCGCACCCAGCGATTGGATTTCGCTGACGCGCTCCCGTTCGGCCTGGACCGCCTCTTCCCGCGCTGCGGCCAGGGCCTGTTCGTTCACAGTACGGGCATCCGCGCCCGTGTCCTGCGTGGTCGTCTGTTCCATTGCAGGTTTCTCCTTTTGTGGGCTGATTGCCCGTACTGAATCGTTCGGTTGTGCGCTCAGAAAGCACGTATTGAAATCGGCCGGCACCGTGCAAGGTGAAATCTCGAACGGCTCCCAGTCGGTGGCCTTGAACATGCCAATTTCCTTGTCGTTCAGGTAGGGCGGTTTGCCCTCCGGCATTCCCTCGGTCTGCGCATCCACCTTTTCGCGTTTGTACACGAAGGTTCCGAAGCTGAGGTTTTGCAGGATGCCGGCACTGGCTTTGCGGAACATCTCGGCGCCATCCGGATCGCCCAGGTCGAATTGCAGCGTGGCCATGCCCTTATCGCCATTGGGCCAGGCGCGGCGCACAACGCCCAACTGGGCCCGCGTGCCGACCTTGCCCGCCATGAGGGACTTGAAATCGTCCCCGGTGAAATGGGTGTCGAACACCGGCGCGCCGTTGTTCAGCCGGTCGAAGCGGCAGCCCTGCATGTCGAGCTGGAGCATGTAGGGTTCGCCTGTCGCGCGGTCAACCCTCGGGACGGCGGCCCCGCTGTACCAGACCACATCGATGGTGCCGTCCTTGGCGTTGGCGGTACTCGGCAGCACCTGCGCGTCGGCGGAGAAGATCTCGGCGTCATGCTGCGTAGGCAGCGCGCCGGTACTCGCAGGGGGTATTTCGGTTCGTAGAAGCGGCATCGTGCCTCCTAATCCTTCACCGCGCTGACGGCGATGTAGTCGTTTTCACCCAGCTTCTTCAACTGGTAGAGTTGCTTCTGCAGCCACGCGACATGACCCTTGAACTTGTCGTCACCCTCGCGATGCCACTTCACCAGGTGCTGGTAGAAGTGGAAGTTCGACATATCGCCGGCGTCGTAGCACTGTTTGCAGAGATCGGTGAACCGCGCGATGGCAGCCTGCTCGGCGGCAAAGGCATCGTTCAGAATCTCGGTGACGCTGTCGTGGGTCGCGGCGGGCTTCAGCTCAATCGTGGGCGCGCCTTCGAGGAACAGCACGCGGCTCACCAGGCACTTCATGTGATCCTCGCACTGCTCCTTCATCTGCTTCAGGCCATCGGCCAGATCCAGGCCCAGGCGCTTCACGTCCCGCTGATCGAGAAGATACTGAAGCATCATGGATCCCTCCATGTCGGCGGCCTCTTGAAGCCCAGCGATTACCTGTGGGTTCCCTTTCATAAACGTCCTTCCTTGTGGTTGAGTTAGCCGCGGTAAAGCCGTGGGGCCGATTCGAAACCGCTGCCGGCGCGCGACATGCCGGCGACGAGTAGATCCTTGACCATGCCCAGGTCCTCTTCCGAGAGCGCCGCGAATCCCTGGCCCTTGGACTTGGTGGGTGCCGCTTTGCTACTCGGGGTTCGCTCCTCCGTTGCCGCCGGCTGCTCCTGGCCGCGGAGCGTCGTGTTGCGCGGGTCCGAGTCCAGGATGATTTCGAATTTGTCCACCAGCTTGTTAAACAGTGCAATCTGCTGAAGCTGGGTGGGAGGGTCGTAGCCGTTCTCCAGCACGGCCTCGAACCAGGTCTTGCGGCCCATGCGGACATCTTTCAATACGCCCTCTGCGTCCTTCACCGGATCCACCGATTCGAACCGTGGTGCGGTCCACTGCACACTGCGCAGTCCGATATTCGGGTCGTTGGCCGCGGATTTCGGAATCTTGCCCTGCATAATCAGCGTGTCGATGAACCGCCGCCACACAGGCATCGCGAATAACGGAATCAGGGTAAGCCAGCGAAAAGCTTCCACGGTGTTGCGAAACCCCAACATGCCGCCGCGCCAGGAAGAGTAGTTCACCTGCGACATGTCGCCGGTCCCGAGTTCGTAGGGCAAGCCAATGCCAGCCATGATCCCTTGCAACTCGGTCATCTTGTATTCGCGGTACCCGCCCGCAGGCGGCGGATTGTTGAACTTGATGTCCTGGCCAGGCTTCAGATACTCGACCATGCCGGGCTGGAAGCTCTCGACCGGGATCCCACTGGATGGATCGGTTCCCGCGATGCCCAGCGGATCGCCATCGACACCCTCCGGTTGTTGCACGAACGCCGTGACACAGGCTTCCACCTTCTTACGCACGCGCTCCGCGTCGCAGTAATCGTCGAGATCCCGGAGCGCCATCATCACCGGCGCGAGCCACGGCACGCCGCGAACCTGGCCAGGCCGGAGCACGCGGTAAACGTGCATGATCTGGTCGGCCGGAACCGGCTGGCTCACAATGCCCCCGCGCGGGTTTAGGATCAGGACGCCGCCGGGGTGATAGCTGAACAGCCAGTACGCGACGCGGCGTCCCATTTCGTCGAACTGCACGCCCTCCATCACATGGCCGTTGACCAGCCCCATCGTGTGGGCCTGATCGAGGAAATCGGCTTCGAGCATCTGAAGCTGAAGCGGAATACGCAGGCCGGCGTCCGCAGGCCGCGGCCGGAAACGGACAATGGCTTCTCCCGATTCCGCCATGGTGCGGACGGTCAACGTCTGCATGCCATGGAAATCGAGGCGCTGCGGCGTGTCGCAGCTGTCGGCGAAGAACGGCCACTCAGCGTCAATGATCTTGTCGATGGCCGTGTTGCCGGTCTTGGCCTTGGGCACGATCCCGGTCCCAACCACATTCCCGGCGAGTTCCTCCACCGCGCGCGCCGCATAGGGATTGTTGCGGATGAGATCGCGGCTGCGGTTGCGAAGCCAGATGAGCGACCCCATCAGCTCGACGTTGGCGTCGGTCGAGGCGGCGTACCAGCCGTGGGCGCGGCGGCCAGCGGTGGCGCCTTCGTAGCGGAACCGCTGCGCGTGCCGCTCCAGGTAGCCCGTGGTCAATTCGAGCGCCACGCGACTGCGCACACGCTGCAACGCGACGCGCGGCGCCACGATGCTGATGGCCTTATCGAGAAGATTCATTCCGTTACCATCTGTCGTCCAGCGTTGGGCCAGTGGGACCGTCGCCGCGCTGGTGCTGCGCGAACCGGACCCGGCTCCCGGTCTGCCCGCTGGCCCGCCGGATGTCCTCTTCAATCTCGGCCTTCGCCTTACGCAGATCGTCCACGGAGCGATACGTTACCTCGCGCCCATCCGGGAACCGCACTTTCAAGGTGGGATTCCCGAGCGCCTGGTTGACGGCGTCCAGGTTCGATTGCAATTGCTGAACGGTCAGGGCCATATCAATTCCTTCCGAACCAGTTGCGGCGCGGTATCCATGGGTCGTCCCCGCGCTCAGCGGGAGGCGGGGCCGGCCGCTCGGTGTTGGCCGGCGTTGTCACCACCGCAATGTTCGACGGCGTCTCTCCTCGGCGTGTCTGCACCATCCGCGCGAAGCGGTCACAATGCACCGGCAGTTTCAAACCGCTCGCGTACAGTGCGTGCAGCGCCGCGTACGCGAGGACCCGGGCGTCCAAGCCTTCGTTGCGGGCGTTGGCCGGCTTCCGCCATTCCTGCTTCGGAAACCCGTTGTGGTACCGCGTGAACTTTCTCTCGGCGGTCAACTGCTCGAAGTACTCAAGGTCCCGCCCGATCGGGAAGTGGCAATAGCCCGGCCCCACATCCCGGAGCTTCAGCCGGTCATAAATCGCTGTCTTCGCCGCATCCACACCGATCATGAAGAATGGCGTCTGGTTCTTCCGGCTCGGCTTGCGCGGCCAGATCGGCGACTCGCCCGCGCGTCCCTTGGTGGCGTAGACACGCCGGTTGTAGCGGTCGCGCGTGAAATGCAGCACGGTGGCATCCTTAAACCCGCAGTCGATGCACGTCGCAACGATCCGCATCGGCAGCCCGGACGCATGCAGGTACTCGGAGAGCAGCAGGCCTTCCAAGTGCTCCCATACCTCGTTGCGGGTTACATCGCCTGGAATCACATGGTAGGCAATCGACCAGGATTCTTCATCTCGTCCCCATCCGGCGATTTCCATCTCCAACCGGTCGGCCTGCACGTCGACGCCTGCCGTAATCAGCGCCACCCCGTCCGGTGCTTCAGCTTCGAAAGGCTCGCAGCGATTCCACAACGCGTGAGCGTCCGTCGCTACTTCGTGGGTCTCCTCCCACAGTTCGGCGAGCACGGTGTTCAGAAATGCTTTGAGCGTCTCCGGCGACTTCTTCGCCGCCAGGAACTCCACGGCAATCTCGCCCCACGACTTCTTTGGCGAGATCAATTGCGAGACGCGAAAGCCGGGAATCGGCGAGGACGGGTTTGCCGCGCGGTATTCGCCGCGCTCCACCATCTCGGCTTTCAAGCGGTGAGGAATCAGTTCGCGACACTCGGCGCAGCGATACGCGGCGTCTTCTGGCTTCCCCTCCGGCCACACCACGCCCGGCCCCGTGCCATCGCCGAACGTGAGCACCTGGAAGCACCCGCACTGCGGGCAGGGCACGAAGTAATCGCGCTGGTCGCTCTCACGCCACGCCAACTCGATGCGGCTGACACCCTTGATCGTTGGCGTGGATGCCATGACGATCTTCTTGTTGTGGGCGAACTCCGCGGTGCGCTGAATAGCCAGCGATACCGGGTCGCCCTCCGTGCCCGCGCTCGCCGGGTAGCGGTCCACCTCATCCAGCAGCGCATAGCGGATCGGCCGCATGGCCAGGCCCGAGGGCGAGATCGCCCCGGTCAGCGTGATCTGCCCTGCGCCATTGGCGAGAACCTTGTGCAGTGTGGTGTTGCTCGAATCGCGCGACTTGACGGGCGCGATCTTCCCACGGAGTGCCGGCGTCGCGCGGAACATGGGCGCCACGCGGTCTTTCGAGAGGGCCTTGGCATCCTCGGTGCGCGGCTCCACCACCAGCACCGGTCCCGGATCCACATCGGCGATGAAGCCGATGAAGTTGAGGAGCACTTCCGTCTTGAGGATCTGCGCTCCCGATAGCACCACGACTTGGCGGCAGGGATGACTGGGACTGAGCACGTCCATCGGCTCCCGCTGGTAGGATCGGGTGCGCCACTGGCCCCGTTCGGCCGCCGCGCCGCCGGTCAGCACGCGGTTCTCATCCGCCCACTGCGAAACAGTAATGTCGCGAGGCGGCAGCATCGCCGCGGCACCAACCTCATGGATGGAGAACGGCTGCATGTTACAAACCAGCGTCCGCGATGGCTTTGCTCACCTTGCGCAGCACCGCCTCATCGTCGTTTTTCAATAGCCGATGGATGGCCTTCTCGTCGTTGACGGCGGCCAGCATGGGCGCCAAACGGTCGGCACGCGCCTGGAGGTGGTCTTTCACGATGGCCGAGAAACTCGCGGCATACTCCGATGCGCGCACCGCCTGGATCAGCTTGCCGGCACGCTCCTCGTATTCCAACTGCGCCGTTCGCGCTTCGAAACTCGTTTTGACCGCTCGCGCGCGCAGGTATTGAGCAACCGGATCGCCCGTTGCGGCTGGCGGTTCGGGCATCGGGGAAACGCGTTCCTTCGGTGCTGCGGCCGCCGCTCGATTGACCGTCTGGCCGGCGAAGGTGTTCTTGGCCCATTCCTGGTTGGCGCGCTCCGGATCGATGCTCCCGTCGGGCAGCGTCGTGATGCGCTTGCTGGCGATGGCTTTCTGCACGGCGGGCAGACTGCACCCGCGCATCCGCGCGTAGGCCCGAAGAGAAATGCCCATCATCGCCATACGTTCGCCCAGTGAATCTTTCTTTTGAAAAAGCGAACTTCAGAGTTGCTATTCGCCGCGACTGAAGTGATGTATGTGTTCGATGCCACGCACCACCAAGACCACCAAACAGACCGCCGCCGCCTGCTACGCCGAACGCCACGCCGAGTGCCAGGACCTCCTGAAACGCATCGCCTTCCGCCTGGACGTCCACCGTGGGTGTCAGGCGCAGGAACCCGCCAACTGGGGGTACGCTGGCGACCTCGGCCGCGTCACAGAGGAACTTGCCTACGTCCTCGCCAGCCTGGGTGACCGCAGCGCGGTGGACCGGAAAGGACTGGAGTACTGAACATGCAGAAACACAACGTGCAAATCGGCACGACCTACATCGTGAAGGTCAGCGGCACGCTGGCCAAGGTCCGCCTCACACGTGAACACCCGCGCGGCGGATGGTACGGCACCAACCTCGCCACCGGCCGCGAGATCCGCATCCGCACAGCCGCCCGCCTCCGCTCGGAGGCGAAGCCGGATGGAGAAGAGCGCATCGATAAAACCCGCAACCCGCGTTTGCCGGACTTCAGCGCCGACGAACTGCGCCGCGTTGTGGAACGGGCCAAGGCCGAGATCCTCGCGGACGTCGCCGCCGGGACCGTCCCCAGCACTTGTGCCTCCTTCAGCGAACTGCACGACTACACGGACGCCAACGGCTACGGCGGGGCGTTTGAGCGTCCCTTCGACAACGAGGAAACGGACTTCTGGAACGCTGTCCAGGATGCCGTTGACGCATGGATCAAGCAAGGAGGCCTGACACGCCTCACTGACGACGAGGCGCGCCGCATCGCCGACGAGATCGAATTCTGAAACAGGAGACCACCATGACGACTTTCACCATCGACACCGACAACAACATCACTGCCTTCGCCGCCGCCGAGCAGATTTCAGAAGGCCAAGATCGTTTCGCCACCGAAAAGGAGTTCGCCAAGCTGTCCGCCGACTGGCCCATCACGCGGTTCGTCGAAGTCTGGAACGCCTTCGCCGGTGCGCCGCCCTTCGGCGAGTTGAAGCCGGTCAAGAAGTTCACCGACCGCAAGACGGCGGTCGCACGCATCTGGAAGGCCATCCAGGCCCTGACGCCCACCCCCGCGCCACAGGCCGCCCCGGTTGCGCCGAAGAAGGCAAAGGCGCCCAAGGCGACCAAGGCTGCCACAGCCAAGGACGCGACGCCCACGCCGCGCGACGGCAGCAAGAAGGCCATCGTCCTCGACATGCTGAAACGCCCGGACGGCGCCACGCTCGCTGAAATCATGTCCGCTACCGACTGGCAGGCGCATAGCGTCCGCGGCTTCATCTCCGGCAGCCTCGGAAAGAAGATGGGCCTCACCGTCGAATCCTTCAAGCGCACCGATGGAGTGCGCGCTTATAAAGTTGCGCAGTAATTGCCCCGCACCGAAACGCGCCGCCAGCTTCATTCGCTGGCGGCGTTTCTGTTCCGGATCGCCTGCATAAGCGTGTCGAGCCGGACGTGCATGTTTTCTTCGCGCAGATGGCATTCTCCCGAGCGGACGTACGTTCCGTTAATCCGGGTAGTGATCCGGTTCTCCAATTCCGCCAGATCCTTCCGAACCTCCGCCAGCAGGGCGCGGTTCTGCAATCCGACAAATGCCCCGATCAGGCCGGAGACCAGCCCGATTGCCGGCACCAGAATCTCCAAAAAGTGTTCGTTCACGTCTGCCCTCCAGGATGCGAAACTCTTCTGACCAGTCCGCCAGCGTCAGGCACAGCCCCTGCACGTCCGGGTGTCCAGCACGTAACAGCCGTTCAGCTTGACAGATCTCCGCGCGGCACCTCGCCATCTCACGTTGGAGACCCGGCGCCGCAGCTGCTACTTCGTCGTTGCAGGCGGGGGTTTCGGCGGGCATTTGTGGCCCGTCTTCGCAAGGCATCCGATCTGGTGACCCACCTTCTTCACGCCATGCACGGTCTTCTGTGCTCCGATTACCACCAGAGCGACCGCCATCGCAGCCACTATGATTCCAGGGGTTGGCATTCATCCTCCTCACTTGATTTGCGCGTGTCTGCAAACGCGCGCCCGTTCTCTGCGTGCCGCGCCTGCTTCCCGGTGAACTCCTGCCACCTGATGACGATCACGTCGCAGTACTTCGGGTCCAACTCAATGACCCGCGCCTGGCGGCCGGACTTTTCGCAAGCGATCAGGGTGGTGCCAGAGCCGCCGAACGGATCGAGCACGGTGTCGCGGCCTTTGCTGCTATTCCTGATGGCGCGCTCCACCAGTTCCACAGGCTTCATGGTCGGGTGCAGATCGTTCACCGAAGGCTTCTTGATGAACCAAACGTCGCCCTGATCGCGGGCGCCGCACCAGAAGTGATCCGTGCCTTCCTTCCACCCATAGAGGATCGGTTCGTACTGACGCTGGTAATCGGAACGCCCCATCGTGAAGGTGTTCTTCGCCCACACGATGAATGTGGACCAGTGCCCTCCCGCCTCGCGGAACACCCGCTGCAGCGTGTGGATCTCCGAAGACGACATGCAGATGTAGATCGCGCCCTTGGTCACCGCCAACAGGTTCGTGCAGGAGTCCCGCAGGAACTGCTCGAAGCCATCGCCCAGATTGTCGTTGGCGATCTTGCGATTCTTCTTGCGGAGCTTGTCCTTCATCGTCGCGCCGTAGTTCACGTTGTACGGCGGATCGGTGAAGACCATGTCGGCAAGGCCACCGGCAAGCAGCTTCTCCACCGATTCCATCTGCGTGCTGTCGCCGCAGAGCAGGCGGTGCTCACCCAGAATCCAGACGTCGCCGGGGACGGTGACCGCACTCTCGGGCGTCTCCGGGACCGCATCGTCGTCGGTGTTCCCGGCGCGGGCCTCTTCCGGCTCCTGGAGCAATGCTTCAATTTCCTCATCGCTGAAGCCGACGATGTCCAGATTGAAGCCGTCCACCTGGAGCGACTCCAACTCGACCCGCAGCATCTCCTCGTCCCAACCGGCATTCATTGCCAGACGATTGTCTGCGATGATCAGCGCGCGGCGCTGTGTTTCGGAGAGGTGATCGAGGACGATGACCGGGACTTCGGTCATCCGGAGTTTGCGGGCGGCCAGCAGGCGCGCGTGACCCGCGATGATCACTCCGTCCGCGCCGACCAGGATTGGATTCGTCCACCCGAACTCGACGATGCTGGCGGCGACTTGCGCGACCTGCTCCTCCGAATGCGTCCTCGCATTGCGGATGTAGGGAATCAGGCGGTCGACCTGCCAGCGCTCCACGAGAAGATCGCGCAAGACACGCTCGGGCGTCACGGAACTTTCCTGACTCGTGGTCGTATCTTGCGCGGTCTTCATTTTGGTGGGGAGTTACGCGGTCTTGGCAAGGTGGGCGCCGAGAGCCGACGCCACGGCCTGCTGGTGAGTCGCCGGAGTCTGGCCGGCGGTGAAAGCGGCTTCGATGGCCTGCACGAGCGCGACCACCTCCTGCGTCAACTGAATGCCGGAGGGAGCCACGCTGAGAATCGTTTGAATGATTTGCAAAAAGTTCATCGTCTTATCCTTTCTGGTCCACACGAAAAGGCCCTTGGAGGCGGCCTCGGAGCCGAAGCGTCCGCGACCGCCCCCGGTAGGGATCTCCCGTATGGGGAGATCTACGCGGCCTTGGCCTGCGTCTGGGAAGGGGTCGACGCCCCTCCGGATGCGGTCACCACCACCGGCACGAGGGCCGCGATGGTCTGCGAGATGGCGGCGGCCAAAGCGCTCGCGATCACCGGCGTCAGCGACGTGAACAGGTTCGCGACGTTGGCGGTGACGGCCTCGGCGCTAACCGCTTCGCCAGCTCCGGCGGCGGCGACGGCACCCTTGGTGGTCTCGCTGGCCGCCGTGCCGGCGGGCGATACCGTTTGCTGGCCCTCGGTCGTGCCGACCTGGCCGGACAACACGATGCCGGCGTTGATGGCGTGGTCGATGGTCGCCGCGTTCTGCGCGCGCCGGCTGGCGGTCTGCGCCAAGTCCAGCGAGACTGCTTCCCAGGCGCGCTGCCGCGCCAGGGTTTCGCGCCGGTTGTCGAGCTCTTCATCGAAGAGCAGCTTGATGTTTTCGGCACCGCCCAGCAAACTCGGCTGGTGGGTGACGCACGGAGAGAGATTGGGATTGGTTTCGGCCATACGGGAAAAGTCCTTTCGGTTGGAGTTGCGTTTGGGTCATGCAGCCCGGATCGCCGGGCCGCTCAAAGAAATGAGGTCAGGATGGCTTCTTAGGTCCGTAGAACGGATTCGGGCCGCGATGTTTGATGGCCCGCGAGTCCTGTTGCTTCGGGTTCAAAGCCTGGTCGACGGGCACGCCGCGCGACTCTGCGGCCGCAGCGAATGTCTCTCTCGTTTCCGCGAGCATCGCCGTCTCACCTGTCAGGTTCATGATTCGGCGCAGGATCACGTCGCAGTAAGCGGGGCTGATTTCACAGCCATAGCCAACGCGTTCCAACAACGCCGCAGCGGCCATCGTGGTTCCGGACCCCATGAACGGATCGAACACCACGTCGCCAGCATCGCTGAATGCCAGCAGGAAGAACTCGACGAGCGGGCGTGGGAACGGAGCGGAGTGCGATCCCTGACCGGACTCGGTGCGGACCTCAATGACGTTGGAAGGCCGCGCGACACCGGCGTGGCGGCCTTCGGAATCATCGGACAGGCTGCTCCGGCTCCGCTGCCAGGCGCTCTGGTTCTTCCCGCCATCGGCTGCTGCTCCACGCGGCCCCGTGCCCAGCAAGCCACTGCCGGAAGTCGATTTCGGGTTGTTCGGGTTGTAATCGAAGCAGTCATCCGACTCGTGACCGACCGCCTTGGGCCGGAACTTGATCTGCTGCTGCCGGCAGAAATGGTAGATGGGCTCGAACGCGTTCTTGAATCGATTTCCCCAACCGCCCGGCACACCGTTGTCGGTTTTGCGCCAGCAGAATTCGTCGACAAAGCGCCAGCCCCACTGCCGCCGGTGCGCCAGCACCAGATCCATCACGTAGAGATTTCGCTCGCCCTCATCGGCGTGCGCCTTGATGTTCAGGAAGTAGGAACCGTCCGGCGCCAGGACTGACTCGACGCCGCTGGCCACCGCGCGGAACCATTCCACGTACTCTTCCGGCGGCACCGGCTTGAAGCCGCTGGATGGGTCATACTCGCGCTGCGTGGCGTACGGCGGCGACGTAATCACTACGTTCGCCTTGTGCCCGTCGAACAGTCGCGTGCGCGTCCCATGATCGCGGCAGTCCCCGCAGATCAGCCGGTGCTTTCCGATCAACCAGACGTCTCCGGCCCGCGTTACCGGCTCAACCGGCGTCTCGGGGATTTCTTCTTCCGCCGCGCCAGCCGACTCTGCCGCAGGTTCGGCATCGGCCAGGAGCTTGGCCAGTTCCTCCTCGGAGAAGCCCAGCAGATCGAGCCGCCAATCGGCGGCTTGCAGTTCCCCGAGTTCCGCCGCCAGCGTATCTTCGTCCCACCCGGCGTTCTCACTGATCCGGTTGTCCGCGAGTATGTACGCACGCTTCTGCGTCTCGCTGAGGTGATCGAGCACGACCACTGGCACGCGTTCCAGCCGCAACTTCCGCGCGGCCAACAGGCGACCGTGGCCAGCGATGATGCCGGCGTTGGTGTCCACCAGGACCGGATTGTTGAACCCGAACTCCACGATGCTCGCCGCAATCTGGGCAATCTGATCGTCGGAATGCGTCCGCGCATTCCTGGCGTATGGCACCAGCCGCTCAACGGGCCACAGTTCGATTCGCCGCGCCATGGCAGGCGGGACACGGCTCTCAGCCACGGATTCCATCCACTACCTGAATTCGCCTTCCGATCCACCGCATCACGGGCACTGCCATCGAATTCCCGATGGCCTTGTAACGTGGGCCATCCGGCGTCACGCCCACTCTCCGCGCTTCCTCGAGCGGGATGCCGAGGTAAGCGGCCATTTCAGCGATCTCATCCACGCGAAGCCTTCGCCGGTAGTGGGGGAGCAGCGTGTAATCGTCCGGCAGTCCCTGGAGACGCTCGCACTCGCGCGCCGTGAGCCTTCGGACCGCAACCCACGTAACCAGCAGCGGCGCACCGTCGCCGCGCCCAGACCCGCCAGACTGCGCTTTCAGCGGGGGCGCAACGATATCGGGAGCGCCGCGCCCGTTCCGCGCAAAACGGGATTCGAAAACCACTGGCGGGCCCACCGAACCGCCATCGCTGGCGAGTACCGGTGGCGCGATCTCACTTGGCGCGAATCCGTCCTGCCCGAATCCCCGGAATGCGACTGCGATCTGCCCGCCGGCATTTGGATGGGAGCACCGATGGCCCATCGCCCGCATGGTCGGCGCAAGGTCTTCGAGTGCGTCGGATCCACCGTCCTTGCACGAGAACCCGACCGGTACAATCGGGACGCCACGGCCGCTTCCGTCCTCGCTGGCATCCATCCCTTCGCCTCGGAGCGTATGCGCAACCTCGACGCAAAACGTTTCCGTCTCGAAATCCATCCGCATGCTGCCGCCGTGGGCATTGCACGCGGTCGCCACGTCGATCGACCCCGATGTGTTGTTGCCCCCGAATGGAATCAGGTGGCCGGCCTGGGCCTGGTTGTCATCCGCGCCACATGTTCCAACGCCATCCGCAGTAAGGGCGGCAACTTCCTGGCGCGTTTTGCGGCGCGCCGGAGTATCCCGGCACAGGCCTTCGCGCTCAAGAAGTACCGCCGCGGCACGTCGCCAGTCTCCAAGATGTCCGACAACGAAGACGCGACGGCGTCGCTGGGGCACTCCGAGGAACTGAGCGTCCAGCACTCGCCAGGCGCAACCATACCCGAGTTTCGCCAGCGCCCCGACGATGGAGCCAAAGTCCCGCCCGCCGTTCGAGGACAGGACACCGGGGACGTTTTCCCAGACGATCCACCGAGGCCGCAGTCGGCCAGCAAGCCGGCAAAACTCGATGGCCAGGTTGCCACGCGCATCCTCCAGGCCGCCACGTCTTCCGGCGAGGGAGAAGGACTGGCAGGGAGTTCCTCCGGCCAGAACGTCGATTGGAGCGCAGCTTCCTTTGATCGTCGTGAAGTTGCCAAGGTTGGGAACGTCCGGGTAGCGGTGCGCCAGCAGCGCGGAGCAAAACGAGTCGATCTCGGCAAACCATGCCGGCCGGAAGCCCAGCGGCTTCCAAGCCACGGTCACCGCCTCAATGCCCGAACATACGCTGCCGTAAGTCAAAGAAATCCAAGCTGGCGGCTGGCCAAGCGGCTCACTGCAGGGGTGACAACCTGAAGTGACAACCTGCATAAACCCATGTAACTAGGCGAACTGCGCAACATTTCAAGCCGCGGCCGCCGCTGCCCGATCAGGTCCCTGAATTGCTGCGGGCCACCTCGACATGCCGTTTGCGAATCCGCGCCGCGATGGTCAGCGCCGTCTGCTGCGCCACCGTCGCCCCTACGCTGCGGCATCGCTCGGCCTCGTCCTCCGCGATCTCCAGGCTGACGGCCTTTGCCGCCCCGATCGCCTGGTCGCGCGCCTCGGTGAGTGCCGCCCGCAGGATCTCGGTCAAGTTCTCGGCGTGGTCCTTGGCAGGTAGGTCGAGCGTCCTGCAAACGCGCTCCGCAAGGACCTCGGGGGTGATCACGCTTGGCATGGCTTTGGCTCCTTCACGGGGCGGTTGGTCGGCGGTGTTGGCCCCCGGCGTCCACCGAAACACATCGACGCCAGTTCCCGAAGTTCGCGGCGGAACGGCCAGCCGCTGCCGGTTGGCCTGAGCCCGCGCTGGATCGCGACATGCTTGCCGCCCTTGCCGTTCTTACGTGCCCTCATGGGTCCACCCATTTCGGCGGCGGGTACTTTGGCGGCGGGGTGACTTCAAAAGTTTTGAAGTCGCCCGCATCAGCAACCCTCAGTCGCCAGGAATGTGTGTCTGCTGGCACCCTTGCGTCGGCCAATTCCCAGGGCAACACCGGGCATGATCATCGGCAGGTTCGCCAACTCCGCGATCTGTGCCATGCCGGTGTTCGCCGCCCGATCATACGACCAGCGCGTCGCGTCCACAGACTTCTGTGCTGAGCTGTGCCGATGGTCGGATTGGACAAACCGGATGGAGACTCCGGCCTGCACCCACTCCGCGCGGCCCTGGGCCACGAAGCGTTTGGCACGATTCTTCGATGTGAATCCACACCCGGACACCGGGTTTTCGATTCGGATATTTTTGCGCATGGCTCTCGCGTGAAGCCCAGATGGGATTGCGGGTATGCCCGCAGGGAGTTACAGCACGGGAAGGGATCTTTCGGGGAGTGCGCTTGGCGCTGGTCGTCCGAACCGACGCTTCATCTACTAATACCCGGAGGGCACGATGGATTTTCGCTTTTCTGAGCGGCTCCGTCAATTTTCTTCACCCACGGTTGGTCCACATCCGGGTTGTAGAATCGATGGCGCACCTCCGACGGCAGAGGGTGAATGATCTCGATGGACTGGAGCGTGACTTCGCCAAGCCGGTCGCCGGGCTTCAGAAAGCAGACAAGGCCGCGATCAGGGGCGAAAACACGGCTACTGCCAGCGGCATAGAGCCTTTGACGTTTCCAGCCGAGCGAAAGGGCATCCTCGCTGATCGAATCGACCAGGGCCATAGCCTCTGCCGAGATCTCGTCGGCGGCGGATTTGCGCACGCCCGGCACAGGAACGCCCGTCCCTTCATCCTCGGCTACGGGCGGCTTGTAGTCGCCGGCACGAACGGTCCGCACCGCCGCCAGCAGTTCATCCTCGCCGAAGTGCTCAACGGCCCACTGGTGCACGGCATTGAACCGCACGCGCAGGTCTTCGAATGCGGCCGTGTCGAGTTGTCCGGCGGTCGCGGCCTTTTTGGCCAGCACCATTCGCGACCGCAGCCAGGCGTAATACTCGGAATCGAGCCGCCGGTACACCGTGTCGTCGATCTGGAAGTCGCGGGCGAACCGATCCGGCTCGCCGGTGAACCAGACATGGAGGGATGTCGCCACGAACAGACTCCCCGGTGCCACCGAGGCGGATCGGGCACACTGCTCCGGCACTGCGACGCTCATACGTCATCTCCTGTTTTGAACTTGAAGGTCCGGTGTCGCGCTTCGATGCAAACCGGGTCATGGAGGTAGGGCACCGTCGTCATCCGGCAGCGTGGCCAGATCAATCGCGCCCGGACCGTCGGTCGGGGAACTTGGCGGGGAACCTCTGGGGAACGTCAGGGGAACGTTGGCGTCAAACGTTCCCCTAACAGAAGCGCTGTCTTTTGTTTCGGTTGCAGACTTCAGGGGAACGTGGGGAACGTGGGGAACGTTTTCCGAGCTCTCGTCATTCGCGTGGCGCACACTCTCGTGGGTACGTGTGTATGTGTGAGAGAGAGAATTCTCTTCGCGCGAGGAAGGAATAAGGTTCCCCACGTTCCCCACGTTCCCCAAATCTCTGGAAGTGATTGGATCTATTGGGTCGAGCGAAGGGGAACGTTTGTCGGCAACGTTCCCCTCCACGTCTCCAACGTTCCCCTCCAAGAAGTCGAGGAGATCCGGGCCGCGAGGCGACGCCCCGTTTGGCGGGTTGCTGCCATTCACCGGCGCAAGCGCATAGAGGACACCGTGTTTCCGTTCGCCCTGGCTGATCCGCTTTATCGTGAGCCCGTTGAATACCCGATCCCGTTTCGTGCCGAGGGCTTTGCCCAGCCGCGTTTGCTGCGAGCGCGCCGACCCGTCACCGCGCACGGTGAGCATCAGGTCGCGCTCTTCGCAAAACTGAGTCAGGTCGCTGACCTTCTTTGGTTCTTCGCGGTATGCATCCCACCATGTCGCGGTAAACTCGCGCCACATCTGGCCGTCGCTGTCGGATGCCTCGTATAGCTCGTTGAGGTTGCCGAGGAAGCCGGGGATACCCGCAACCTCCAGCACGCCGCCCATGACCTCCGACCATTTCTCGAACGATCCCAGGCGTGTCTTGTGTAAGGGTTGTCCGGCCACAATCCATGCCTGGATCAGCGTGAGCGCGGCATGGACAAGCGCCGAACGATTCTCTTGTGCCCATTCGGTAATCAGCGCATGCCTGAATCCGCCGCGCAGCCACGGCATGTCGATTCGCGGATCTATGCGCAGCCGGATGCAGCGCCGGCTCAGTTCAGCCGAGAGCCGCGGATTATTCCCGGTCATGAGCCATAGCGCATTGTTGCGAAGGTGCAACATCTCGGATTCGCCCAGGAGGCGGTCCGTCCAATACGGCACGGTCACCACCGACGCCAGCGCGGACGACTCCAGCACCCGCTTTTCGCTGAGGTTATCGAGAAGAATGATAGGGCGGCCCGTGACCAACTCCGCGGTGATCATCTTCCGGACTTCGTCTTCGTTCTCCGGAACGGTCCGCCCCTCGGCCGCCAAACCCGTCGAAACGATGCTGATCAAGCTGGCCAGCAGCCCCTTGCCGGAGCCCTGAGTGGGAGCTTCGATCAGGTGAATCGGAGCGAGGCCGGCGATCATGCGCCGCAAAAATGGGAGGAGGATTGCGGCAATGGCGTGGGCGCGGTCCGAGTCCCTCACGAAAGGGAAATCCACGAGCAGTTCATCCACAAGCAGCGCTCTGGCGCACCCGACCTCTTCGCGTGACGGACTCGTTGAAACCTCCGGGACTTTCAGCGAATCGTCACGGAACATCCAAAGCGCATCCGTGCGGTGGTAACCGGAGGCAGTGATCAGCGTGGCGTCCTTCCCGAAAGTCGGCGTGCGAACCACGGAGTCGAGCGGCGGGAGCCCCGGATCCGGGTTTACCAGCATGTCGCGTGCGGTGTCTCTTGAGGGCGGAGCGGCGGTGACCGCCTCCTCTGTCACGTTCTGCCAGTTGGCGCTCCGAGCCAGGATTCCGTACATCGCCGTGTCGCCGAGCGCCTCGAGTCTCGTGTGAACGTCCGTTCCGGCGATACGCACAAGTGCGCCCCCGTTTTGGAAGAGGAACGGCTGCTCAGTTCCGCCCGGTGCCTTGGCGTCATTGATGGTATGGATGGCGGTCCACGCATCGGCAATGATGTCCCGCAATTGCCGGTTGTTGACCTGGATGCCTCGCAGCGTCGTTGACTCCGGGCCGCCGCTCTGCTCGGCCTCCGGGCGGCCCGCGCCGCCGAACCCTCCGGACCTGCCTCGCGGCCGGGCGATCTCCACCACCTTCAACTGTTTCCGCAACGTGGCAACCGGCATGCGGACCTTGCCGCATCGCGTTTGGATCAACCTGAGGTGCCGATCCTGCTCAATGGGATCCAGCCGACCGGCTTCCGACAGGATCGGCGCGAGCAACCTGCTGAGATCAGCATCGGGGGTCTCGGTACTGAGTTTCGAAATCGCCAGTTCGAGCGGGGTCTGCGCCGCCGCGAGGATGGCTTCGAAATCGGCCGCCGTCTTGCCGGACGCGAAGAATTCGTTGACATCGATCTTCGCGTCGGCCATCAACGCGTCAGCCTCGGCGCTACCGTCAGGCAGACTGGCGAGCGTCTCGCGCGCGGCCTGCTGTTTCTTGCCAAGCGGCAAGACGGCAACCCGTGTGGCGATTCCGTGCTGTGCCAGGATGCGCGCCGTCTTCAGCGCGCCCTGCATGCCCGCCTCGGAGATCTCGTTGTCCTGGCAGATGTAGACGGTCTTCACGCCGGCGAGCTTCGGCAGCAACCGTTCCCAATCGGCCTCGCGGATCTGCACCGTTACCGGCGACACTACCGGGAATCCGTGCTCCATCAGGGAAATGCAATCCGTAACCCCTTCCGTGATGATGACCCGCTCGGGCCGTGAAAGCAGCACATCCTCGTTGTAGAGGACGTCGTTCCTGATGAACGGCGAGACGTGGCTGTTGTTGCGGTCATTGCGGATCGCCAGTTTCTTGTACTTCGACTTCTCCCATTCGTGATCCGGGGTCCAAGGCGTTCTCCGGCCGATCATGAAGACGACGTGCCCGCGACTCCAATATGGAAAAACGATCCGGCCATCGAAAAAGGGGACCAGTCCGTCCTGCGCCGTGGGCCGGAAGACGGATGTGGCCGCCAGTTCGCGCATGGTGAAGGCGCCAGGCCCGTCCATCAACGTGCGCGCTACGCTGGGCAGGCCGTTCTCTGCATACCCGATCTGGAGCCGGCTGATCGTCTCCTCGCTGATCCCGTATTTCCCCCGAAACCAGGCGAGGACTTCCGGATTCCCGACCAGGCGCTGGTGATACACGTCTGCAAACGCGGTCAGCGCCTCACGTACGCGAAGCGTGAGTTGGTGAGCTTCTTCGGCTTCTTCCGGGCTGCCGGAAGCAAGCTTCGACAGCGGCGGCAGTCGAACGCGTGCCGCCAGGAAGTCGCGCGCCTGCCGGTGGGAGTCCGGCATGGAGCCAGACTGCCCGCGCGTGACCACGCCGAACCGGACGAACTCGACCAACTGCAGCACATCGCCGCCGGTGCCGCAGGCGTGGCAAAACCAGCCTTGCTTGTCGCGCCAGACGTGAAGCGAACGGTGTGACTGGCTCCGGTGGTTCGGGCAATCGCAGAACAGGGTTTGCCGCGATTCCTGCGTAATTCGCTCACCGAGGAGTTCGCGGGCGATTTCGCCGATGTCCACATCGGTCACCTGCCGGTAGTAAGTGTGGACATCTACCGGAGGCGCTATCACTGCCGTGTCTCCGGGTGGAGCAGGAAGGAGAGAAATGTGTTTCGACGGTCCACCTGCCGTTTGGCGGCGCAGTTGTCGATGCCCCAGCGGTCGCCCACGATGATCACGCTCTCTTTTGCCCGCGTCACAGCGGTGTACAGCAGATTGCGGTGGTGCATGAAGGAATGCGACTTGTGGGCGATCACGACCGCGCAGGGAAATTCCGATCCCTGCACCTTGTGAATCGACGTCGCGTAGGCCAACTGGATATTGCCGAGCGCATCGCTGCCGCCCTTGATCTCTACGGGCCGGCCATCGAAATCGACGGAAAGGCCACCGTCCGGCATTGCGTCAACTACGACGCCCATCGCGCCGTTCATGACGCCCAATTCGTAGTCGTTCTTCGTCTGGATCACCTTGTCACCCGGGTATGGCCGCGCGCGGTGGCCAGCCTCGACGGTAGGCACATCCACCCCGAACAACTTTCGCTGCAGAAGGCGCTGCAACTCGATATTCAACTCCACCGTGCCGAGCGGGCCTTTGTGCGTCGGCGTGAGCACCTGAACTTCACGAATCAGGTCGTAGCCGAGCCGCTCCTGCAGCACTTCCTCGAAGAGGAGCAGCAGCATTCGGCGCACATCCTCGCGGTCCGCGAATTTGTCGATGACGTACCAGGGCCGGCGCGCGCCGACGAACGAATCCGACGTGGGCCGCACCTCGCCAGTGAGGATGGCTGTGGAGTTTTCCTTGAGAACGCCAGCTTGGCGGATGATCCGCGTCAGCACCATGGTCGGGATCGCCATGGACCGCACAAGGTCCCGCAGGAGGTTACCCGGGCCCACCGGCGGCAACTGGTTGTGATCGCCGACAAGAACCACCGCGGTGCGCGTGCGATCTACCGCCTGGAACAGCCGCCACGCAAGTGGGACGTCCATCATCGACACTTCGTCCACGACGAGAATGTCCGTATCAATCGGGTTCAGCGCGTCCCGCGAATACGTGTGGCCGTTGAAGCCCAACAGGCGATGAATCGTGCTCGCTTCATGGCCGACGACTTCCTCGAGGCGCTTGGCGGCCTTGCCTGTGGGCGCGGCCAACACGACCTTCAATTCCAGTCGCTCGGCGATGCTGGCAATGGTCGATACAGCGTAAGTCTTGCCGCTACCGGCGCCGCCGGTCATCAGCGAGATGGAGAAGTTGAGCGCGTTCCTGACTGCATCGCGCTGCTCGGGATTCAATTCGCCGCCCTCAGCATCGAGAAGGTGCTCTACCTCAGTGACAGCGTGCGGGCTGCGCCGACCGGCGGTCTTCAGGACTTCGGCGAGCTCCGTCTCCATCCGGTGGATTTCCGGATCGGCAACTACCAACCGCTCGAACGGCTGCGAGACAAGCCGCCCCTCGGCAATCAGGGCTTCGAGATGCCCCTCGATCACCTCGCGGCTGTCGAGCGTGTCCATCACCAGCAGCGTGTTGGCGCGGTCAAGCAGATCTTCGAATTCCACCCAGCAGTCGCCATCATCGAGCGCGGCCAGCACGCTGTAGTGAAGCCCCGCGCGAATCCGGGATGGCAGGTCCTTCGGAGTTCCCATTTTGCGGGCGATCTTGTCGACTCGTTTGAAGCCATAGCCGGTGATTTCCCGCATCAGCACGTACGGATCGCTCTCAAGGATCGGCACAACCTGGCTGCCGAATTTGCCCACCAGTGTGGTGACCTGATGATGCGTCAGGCCGAAAGCAGACAGGTAAGCCATCGCGGTGTTGAAATCGCTGTTAGCGACCCAGATGCGCTGCAAGTCGAGCGCGATCTCTACAGGCACCTTTGCGGCGGCCGCCACCGCCTCAGGGCTAGCCCGGATCGCAGCATCGAACCCGCGCCCGAACTCATCGGCGATCAAACGCGCCTTCACCGGACCGATCCCCTTCACGTCCGGATGGTTGGCCAGGAAGTTCGCCAGGCCATCCGGGTCCATCTCCAGGTCATGGCCCATGAATTCGGCTTCGAACTGGCGCCCATACTTGGGATGATTCATCCAGTGGCCTTCCAGCAGAACCGGGTCGCTCTCCCTCACGAACACCTTGCCGGCGAATTTCACGATGGCGCCGTTGGCCGTGCGAAGGCGGCCGGCCGAGAATGTCGGCCCCGAGTAGAAGACCGTCTCCACGACGCCACGGATGCTGGTGCGCTCTGCTGTCATGTACTCCACCTCGCGTGCGCGGCGAGCAAGTAAGCCTGCACAAAGTGGCAGGCAGCCTGGCGATTCGCACAGAAGAAGACCGGGATGCGGTAGTCGAGGATGATCGACAGAGCGTTCCCCAGCACCGCATTGGGGTGCGCCTCACCCCGGTAACGCCGCTGCAGAATGTCGGTGATACCGGTCTCCACCACGACGCAAGCCGCCCGGTAGGCGGCAAGCTTCTGCAACTCCGCACGAAACCGCTCCCGGCTGTGGATCACCGTGGAGACGAAATCGTCCAGGGTCTTCCGCTCCACCGCGACACACGCCTCGAGCCCGTCCACGGAGTAATCCCCGGCTGGCAATGCCCGCCCCACTGCGGTTGCCAACCGGGGATCGAACGAATACGGTTCCTGTTCGCGCGTGTCGATGACGATGGTGGCGGGCTGCTGGCTAGAACGGGACAAGCGCGTCCCCCGCCTCCTGCCGGAACTTGCCCGGTGTCCGGTCGTTCACGATGCGGCTGTTGAAGTAGATATTCTCGTTGTCGCCCTTGGTCTTTTTGGTGACCTCGAGCTTCACGTCGAGCAGTTTGCTGAGATTCCTGGGCAGGTCCGACAGTTTCTCCAGGTCCAGACCGCAGAGGTGTAGGTCGGTCTTCACGAACTTCAGCGTGTTCGGGGTGAAGACGCTGTTGCGCCACATGAGGCGATTGACATAGCGCGGCGCGAGGACACGGAGCGTCCACTTCAGCATAGGGTTGCCGGTGGTGTGCGCTTCCGCGATTTCCACCTTTTCAACCACAACCTGATATTTCCCGTCCGGCACGCTTTCCATATCCGAGCGCTCCGCCGGAGTTTCACTCTGGAAGTCGTCGTCAAACTGAGTCAAATCGATCGATTTGTTAGCCATGTGCTTTTCTCCTGGTGTTATGACTTACTGCTTTGCCGCTGCCTGCGCCGGACGGCTGGTTTCCACCGCTTTGGCCATGGGCACTGCCACCGTCGCCGCGTTGTAGCACTCCTTGAACTTGCCGAAGTCGAGTTCCAGCGTTTCGGGCAGCCGGCCCGTGCGGTCGCCAGCCTCGTAATACAGGCTCGGCTTGGTGCGAATCACGCGCCGCATACTCTGCTCGCCTTTTTCGCCGGAGACGGCTTCGAGGTCGCAGAACAGCACCATGTCGGCCATGCCAAGCACGATCTTGCGGGCCTTGTCCGGCAGCGTCGGCACCACGCGCATGTACTTACCGGTGCGCGAGTCCACCTCCATCTCTTTGGCGTGCGAGATGAGGAACAGCCCGTACGGCAGGAAGGCGAGCTTGGTGAGGACGCGCTGGAATTCGTTGTTGACCAGCGCATAGCCCTTGCCGTAGCCAAGATCGGATTCGTGCTCGACCTTGAACTTCGCCAGGATGTATTCGGTGCAGAACTTGTAGGCGTTGTCGATCGTGTCCAGGATCACCGTCTTGAACGGGTGGTTGCCTTCGACGATTTCGGCGCACGCTTTGCGGAGATCCTCCCAGGACTGAATGGGCACCTGATAAACATCCAGGGCGTTGAGTCCGGGTTCGGTGGCCAGGAAGAGCGCACTGTCGGCTTGCGAGCAGAGGGTGGACTTCCCGATTTTCGTTTGCCCGTACACCAGCACGGTGAGATCTGCCAGGTCGGGCTTCGGTTGAGTTTTCGTTGTCGGCAGTAACGGCATGGTTGCGTAGTCTCCTTTAGAAAGTGGTCTCGGTGGGATCGTTGGGCAGCACCCGCAACTCCTCGTTGGGCGCCACCCGTTGGTAGAAGTTCTCGATGACGTTGGGATTGCCATTCGAGCGGCAGAGCGCGAAGTAAGCGCACGGCCTGTGATAGTTGAAGCAGAATCCGGTGTTTTGATAGAAGACGCCGCGGCGGCGGGCGTCGAGGTATGCCTGGGTCAGTTCCCAGAGTTCGCTGCGCAGAATGTCGAAGCGGTCACGGGACAGGTAGAGCATTTCCCGGTGGAGCATGGCCGGATCGGTGTACTTTTCCGCGAGCCGCTCCTGGAACTCCTCGTCCGTCTCCGGCAGCTTCCGCTTTGCCGTGGTCTTGCCCGTCTTGGACTTTGCCAGCAGCTCCGCGCGGCGCGCCTCGAACTCTTCCTCCGTCTCGCCCTTACTCTGCTGGAGCTTCGCTTTGACGAGGATGTTGTAGAGGATGCCGGTGATGGTGATGCCCATCGCCTGCTCCACGTAGTAGGCGTAGATGGTGATCTGGAAGTCCGTCCACAGCCGCTCCAAATAGTCGGCGTCGAGTTGCGCGGCGGTTTTGTGTTCCAAGAGGAAGTAATCGTCCCCGATGCGCACGATGCCGTCGACCTTGCCGGCGAGGACGAAGCTGCGGGATGCCGCGCCGGTGGCGGGATTGACAATCGGCCCCTGAAACGTCTTCTCCAGCGCCACCACTTCGAACTCTTCCGCCGCGTAGCGTGCCGCGTAGGCTTTCATCAGAGCCGTGGCGTTGTGCCAGTCCCGGCGCTGGCCATCGTCATACAGCCGGTTAGGGCAGAGGGTGCCAATGAGATCCAGCACGCGCCCGAGATCGCGGCACTGCTGCCACAGTTCAAGGCACTGGTGCACGAGGGAACCGAAATGGAGGTTCCCATCACGCTCCAGACCAACCAGGTGTTGGATGTAGCGCCAGTCCACCGCCTTACGGCAGTTCCGGAACAGGGACCACATGGAGTAGGTAGAGATGAGTGGCTGCGTCATAGTGATTTGCGCTCCGGCGTTGCGGTTCTAAACTGCGCAGCGAGTGCCACCCTGAAAGGGATCGGGCGCGACCAGCCGCCGAATCCGCTTTCCGGCGTTGATGTGGTCCACGACGAGCCGGCTCAAGAGCCCGATACTCGATCCGCTGCAAGCCATCGCCCGGACGTTGGGGTCGTTCAGTCCGAACTGGCCGATTTTCTTCTGCATGTCGCGGTCGATGCGGAGGCTCTTGCCGGACCAGAACGCTGGATACTCGGAGATCACGTCGGCCAGGGCGAAGAGAAAGGCCGACTTCAAGTGAGTGGCGCGGTCCTTGTAAAGGATCCCGCGGATACCCCACGCGCTGTCGAGGAGCTGAAAGAACGCCTTGACGTTCTCGATCATGGTGGAGTGCCCCACGGTGGACATCATGGGCGGCAGCGCCTGCCACATTCCGGAAACCACCCCGTAGCGGCCCGCCCCGAATTGGGAATGAAGGCGCATTACCGTCTTCAGGAACGACAACGCCGTCATCAGTTCCTCGCGGCGCATGTACTGCGACCACGAGACCCGCTGGCACAGCACGAATGACTCGTCGCGGCAGAGCTCGTAAAGGCGGCTGAGGGAGGGGCATTGCGCGGCGCGATTGCGCAGCAGGACGTTCGGGGAGAGCCGCGTCCTGCGCATGTTCAGGATGGCGAACCGCTCCCTTTCCCATTCCTCCGTGGTGCCGAAGTGAAGCATGGCCCCGACCAGCGGCTTACCGCCGTCATCCACGAACTGCCTGGCAGCGCTGATCCGTTGGAGTCCGTCGATAATGTACACGTCACCGGCGATCGCGTAGGTTCCATCGGAGTCGGTGCATCCGTAACGGTCGCCGCGGACCGCAAGTTCCACGTCGGGCACGCGCCCGGTGCCGTCCCGGAACGCCTTCATCAACCCCTCAATCGTGGCTTCCCGGAGCGTTTCGCGTTGATATTCCGGCTTTAGCAAGCCTCCCAGCGAGGCGGGGTCAATCACCCCGCGCAGCACAATCTGACCTTCGGTCATTTCGTCCAGTGCGCCGGACAAGACCTTTAGTGACGTCATGATTTGTTCTCCTTAATTCCCAACCGGGATGCGTTCAGCGGATCGGCTGCAACCGCCTTCCGTTCGATTTCCGCGCTCACCGTAGCGACGGCGTCGTTGATGTTCGACAGCAGCAGTTCCGCCTGGTCGAATTCGCCAGCGATCTCGCCCAGCCAGCCGACAAGATGGGCGAGATGTTTTGTGGCTTCAATTAGCGAGAGAGTCAATCTCGCTATGCGGTCGATCTTTTGCGAACGCGTGGTCCGGACGGACGCGCGTCTGACGGGCGGGCTGTTGTCCAGATCGGTGTCTCTCGCGGGCGGCGTACCCGCGTTTTGTGGCGGCTGCGGTGGTGCTGCATCCTGCGCCGTCTCCGGCGTCTTGCCGATCTTGGCCACATTGATGGTCCGTCCGTCGCGCCCCTTGCGCTTGGTTGACTTCAAAACTTTTGGAGTGGCGTCTATCTGGCGCCGGTAATTGCGGACCATCTGATCGCTGACACCGACATGCACCGCTATCTGACCGTCGCTCAGGCCCGCGCCGCCTGGATGCTGAAGGGCCGACTTCACCGCGCGTTGCTTATCGTGATTCGTGCGGCGGAGCCCGTTACCTTTGTTCACGCCGAAGCTGTACCACTGGGCGTCCTGCTGAGTTCCCTGATGCACTTCGCAAGCGATGTCGTCGCGGCCGGCCTTTTCCGCAGCGTTGATACGGTGGAAGCCATCGGCAAGCCAGTGGGTGCGGCCATCGTAGAAGACATCCACCGGCGGGAATTCCGCGCCGCTGGCCATGTCGTTCATGTAGTCGGACACGGTCTGGGAATTGATGGTCGCGCGCGGTTGGGTGCCGCCGTCGAGCCGGATGCTGGAGATAGGAAGACGTATCATCGGGCAACCCCGCAGTCCCCCGGCGCAAAGCCTGCCGCCATGAACGCCGCGCGAATCCGCCTGATCCGCTGGTTTAGCTGTGCCAACGTAAGCCCGGTTTTTCGGCGCACGCCCGAAATGGGCATCTCAGCCAGATACCGGGCGATCCTTTGCAGGTCTTCCGGTAATTCTGCGAGGACACGCTCGGTGTCGAGGCCAAGTTCCAGGAGCGGGCGGAAGTCCTCCGACGGCTCCTCATCTGCTATGCCGGTCAAACTGCCGTCCGGCAATTCGGAGCCGGTATCCAATTCCAGTGGCTGGAACTGAGGGCGTTGAATTCGTCGCGAAGCCAAAACGCAGGCGTGGTTGCGAACGACGCCATGCACGAACCCTTTCCAGTTCCCGCGCGACCCGTCAAACCTGGGTAAGCGCCTGAGGCAGTCCAGGGCCAGATCCTGCCGGAGATCATCCCAATCATCCGCGGCGAATCCGAAGCTCGTTTGCAGAAGGCTGGCCCGCAGCGCCGTCTGCTGGAGCAGGTACGGAGTGACATCAGCCAGGGGTATGGCCACCGCCGGCATCATCGCCGTACCCCCTGGATAGGGCGCTCAATTAGTGCCCGCCGCGGAATGCCATAGCGAACGTCGATCCGCTCGATGTTGCCGTCGCCCAGTTCATCGAGTTGCTCCACCAGCCTGATGACTTCATTCCCCAGTTCGAAGTCCGTCAGGTCCATTTCCGGGCGCGGTTCGTTGCCGGTGTCCAGCTTCACCTCGACGAATACCGTCGGCGCGGGGTTGAACATCGGCTCGCCGCCGCGGACTTCGAGGCCCTCGACGTAGCCGAAATTGACCGACTGAAGCAGCCGCACCAGAACCTGACGGGGGGCCGAGAGTTGGGAATACCGAGTGGCTTGGGGCATGGCCGGCCTCACTCCCCCATCCCCGCGCGGTTGCGTGCCAGGAACTCATCTACGGCGGGGTGGACCCGTGGCGGCTTTGGCCCGTTGAGCTCTTCCTCATTGCGAGGCGCCAGCCCTTTCAGGTCGCGGAGAAGCCGGACCCGAATCCGGTCCAGACGCTTCATCACACTCCAAACCACATCGTCATTAAGTTGGTGGAGTGCGGCCGCACCGCCGACCACGACTACGATGTCGTCCAAGGCGTTGCGTACCAGGGTTTCCGTCGGCGTGCCCGGCGACGGTGGGGTGATCGGCGATTTGGCGCCCGGAGCGGCTGAGGTGTTGCTCATTTGTTCCTCCGGGATTGGTTAGGGTGACATGTCACCAAGCAACCCCGGAAGAACCCGCTCAAATCTCTAAGGTATTGAAAGTATGGGAAAGATAGATCGAAAATTGTTCGCGCACCGGCGCTCAGCGACGGTGACTTGTCACTTTGGTGCCGCGAGCGCGCTGGAGCAGGAGAAACTCGCCAGCCAGGTTCCGGTCGAGTCACTGAAGCTCAGCGGATCCTGGCTGAGGCCGGTCCATTCCCGGAGGCGCTGCGCAAGAATAAGGATCGCCATGTCATCGCCGGCGCGCCGGATCCGACCGCCGGACCGGAGCAGGTCCAACAATGCGCTGCCCCCGGCTGGCATTTTGCCCGACGATGGGCGCGGCACAATGTCATCGATCAAGTAGGTTCTGACGGCTTCCCTTGTCGTTTCCGCCACCTCTGCGCGAACCGTATCATCCCGTTCGATGGCGAGGCCACGTCGGCGCTGCTTCTCGCCTGTAGACACCAGCAATCGTCCATCCGCCCGCTCGTGGAAACTGAAGTCGATCCAGGTTGTGCCAGCGGGCGTGGGATAACCATCGTCACTCACCAGCCGTATTTCGAACGCGCAGGTATATGTGTCGGCCTTCTTTTGGTTCGGGACCGGATCGCCGTCGATTTCAATCAGGCTCTGGAGCAGCGCCCTCAAACGGCGCACTCGCGTCTTTGGCGGTGTGTCGCCTTTTGGCGCTTCGCTGATGCGTTCGGACGATAGTGTTCCGCGCGCCGCGGCGAACAGCTTCAGTAGTTGGACCGGCTGGGATTGTTCGTCCACACCGATTTCCCCGAATTCCTTCTCATAGACCTTGCCGCAGACCGTCACCTGCAGCAAGCCGTCGAAGACGATGATCGAAACGTCTCGCCATGCCGTTCCTGCAGGGACAGGAATACTCGGCGAGGATTTTCGGGTGGATGCCGCTTCCCCAGCTAACCGCTCTTCCACGTAATCCAAATCAATCACCACACGCCCACCTTCGACGCGGGACACCGAAGCAAGGTCGAGCCGGTGTTGGCCAGCGGGGATGCCATCCGGATTCCCATCGGTGCCAACCGTAAGCAGCAGGGCGGAGCCTGGGCCGATGGATGAACGAATCGCCGCCGACATCTCCGCGACGGGCAACCCGGCGCCAACGCCAAAATAGATGTCCCTGTACCGTCCACCCATGCGGCGCCGGCCAATGCGCCAGAGGCGCTCGCGCAGAAGCACCTCAATCGGCGAGGAGAGATCGAGGGAGCCCGCCACAAGGCCCGCCACGCGATCGGCGTCAATTCGCCACTGCCGCAGCCGGTCGAGTTCGATATCAATGACGCCCTCGGTGTCACACCCGAAACAAGCCTTTACCCCAGGCGTCACCCAATAGACCTCGGCCCAATGCGCCTCGCCGCACTGATCGCAGACGACGGCCCCCGCCAACTCCGTTTCGCGTAGCAGTCCGAGCCCGAGGACCTCCCCCCACTGGTTTTTGTCCCAACGAGGAACCTCGTCAGCGCAGATGGTCACCTCGCCGGCCGCCAGCCGATCAAGCAGTTGTTGCCACACTGTTCGCATTTTTCTGAATTCCCCAGACAGGCAAGTAGCCCCGCAGGATCTGTTCCTCGGGTGAATCTTCGAGGTCGCAGAAAGACGGGGCGGAGATCCTGAAGCTGGAGCTCCGATCTTTCCCTTCAGGAGTCTGAAAGAAGGCCTGTAAGACCACGCTCGACACCGTCGCCGTCGCCAAACTGGCGTGAATTTCACGGAACTTGTCGGCGATTGCCGCGTGGATGGATCCTTCCCGCCGGTGCCCGTCAATTGAAATCTCTATTACTGCCGGCTTACTTCCGTGAAACTTGAGCTTGATCGACTGAATCCGGACGAGCACGATGCGGTCGGCTGCATTCGTCGGGAAAGTCAGGTTGGGATCCTTCAACACCTCCAAATCGAAGCAGTCGAGTTCGGGGAGCTTCAGATCCTGGTCGGCCCCGAGGACTGCACGAGCGAAGATGTGGGCCAACCGGCATCGGATCTTGGTGCCGCCCTGAGCGTAGATGTCGAGCGATCCGTCGGCCGAGTGGTAAGCGAAGACGATTTTGAAGGCGGGATTCCAGTGGGTCCGTTCGAAATGTCCCTCCAGATCGTAGCCTTCCCGCTCATCCGTGTAATCGGCTGGATACGCGAAGAAGCACTCGACGCCACCCTCCCGCTGCACATGTTCGACGACGCAATGTTCCCCACGGAACTGCTCTGGTTGAAACAGTTCGATGATCTGGCGGCTGAGTTCCGACTTGATGTCGTTCGTCGCCTCGAGTTGCTGCACCGGAAGCCCTTGACGCGACTCCCACATCCTCTTCGGGAGCGATTCGATACGGGCCAGCGTCCTCGCCCCGTCAATGACGCCTGGATGCTCCAGGCACATCCAGAATGCACGGTCGTAGGCATTGTTCATGGCCGCCAGTTTGGCAGCCACATCACCACCCTTGTCCCGGCTCGCTTCGATGAGAACCTGCGTCCCCATGGAACTCGCCAACGACTCCGCGCGGCGGAAGACCTGGAAGGCATCGCCGCGCTCTTTGGGTGTCATTGCATTGAAGCGTTGCAGGATCGGCTCAATCTTCCTGGCGCTGGCGGCCGCCCAATCGAAGCCCGTGAACGCGGGCCGGTCGGTGAAAAACCGCTGCAGGAGGGGATTTGAAACGCGGCGGAAAAACGAAGGTAGGTCGAAAAACGCGGGCACTGTTAGCCTCCCAAAATCACGGGGCTCCGTGCCACGTACTTTGCACCCAGACGCCACACGGCTCGGGAGGGGCTAAGAGCCTATCCTGCGCTTACAATCGCAGCGAGTTCCCTCAGAATATCACGGCGAAGAAAATACGAATACTTTCACAACGCAAACCATTGATTTTGTTCGGAAAAATTAGATTGACAGCCATCTTGAGGTGAAAAACCTGTGGAAATCAAACGGCTCGGCAGATCAGTCCAAGTGACAGTCCTGCTTCAACTTACGCCATAGCTCCCGCTGTTCTACCCAATCCAGACTCGCCGCGATTCGCCGTGCCGCCAGCTCGCTGATGGGAAACCGCGTGGCCGCTCTGGGCGGAAACTCCACGATCTCCTGCTGGATTTCCGGCGCGAGCCATACGAGTTCCATCATCTGGCTCATCCGTTCCCGCGTGAGGCACCCGAGGCGGGCGAGATCCGCGTAGTCGCGGGCGTCGCCGCGCTGGATCATATCCTGCAACTGGATGGCTAGCGCCATCACCTGTGTGATGCGCGGCAGACGCCCCACCGTCGATCGCGGGGCGTCGGACGGTGCCCGGCTGTCCGCCGCACGCCCCGTGGGGTGCAGCCGAAACTGAATCTCAACCGCGCTGTTCTGCATGCTCGTATTTCTCCCTGACGGTCGGCGCCCAAGTGCACAAGTCCTTGATCCCGTGCGACCGGAATCCGAGAGTCACCGTACCCGTCTTGCCGTCGTAGCGAACTTGCTCGACCAGGGTTCGGATGAACCGCTCCTGCTCCCAGGTCGACAATTGCCCCCAAAGTGGGTCGAACTCATGAAGCGCGGTTGCGACATCCCTGGGATCGGTGTGCTCTGCATCGATCGCCGCCAACTGCCGTCGAAGTTCCATCAAGCGGTCGTCGAGGTGCGTTACGCGATCCTGCAGGTCGGCCAACCGGTTGGTAGTGAACTCGGCTTTGCCGGCCACCGATACGACACCGCCCATCTCCTGGGCGATCTTCTTCAACTCGCCCTCAATGGCGGTCTTCTCCTTAGTGGCCGCCGCCGCGTCCTGCTGCCGGTGACCTTCGATCTGGTCTAAAACCTTGCCCAGAACCGTAGGGTTACCGGTGATGCCGCGGATCTGCTCCAACACAGCGCTTTCCAACGCCGGGGCCGACACGCAGCGCGTCTCGCACTGGGCCCATCCTCGCTGATGCGCCTTCACGCACACGTAGTAGCGGTATGCCCGATTCTTCTTTTGGACGTAGGTGTGAATCATGCCGACATCGCAGGTGGCGCATCGCACGAGGCCCTTGAGAAGCGCGCCGTGTTTGTTGCCGATATTCCGGCCGCCGCGCCGGCCATTCCGGCCGAGCGTGGTCTGGACCTTGTTCCAAACCTCGTCGTCGACGATGCGCTCGTGCTCGCCTTCGTAAACCTGGCCGCCATACGTCACTTTCCCGGTGTAGATCATGTTGGTGAGCAGGTTGTAGAGAGTATTCTTGGCGATCGGCTTGCCGCCCACCTGCCGGCCGTCGCGTGTTGTCCAGGCCTTCATCCGCCAGTCGCGGCGGTCGAGTTCTTCCACGACCGGGATCAGCGAGCCGAACTCGAGGTAGAGCGCGAAAACTTCCCGCACGCGTTGCGCCTCCTCTTGATTCACAATGAGGGCGCCGCCTTGCGGGACAACATCATAGCCAAGGACGGGATTGCCTCCCACCCACTTCCCCCTGCGGCGCGCGGCGGCCATCTTGTCGTGCGTGCGCTCCGAGATCATCTCCCGCTCGAACTGCGCAAACGAGAGCAGGATATTCAGCGTCAGCCTGCCGAGGGAAGTGGTCGTGTTGAACTGCTGGGTTACCGACGCAAATGTCGCGTTGCTCTTGTCGAGGATCTCGATGATCCTGGCGAAGTCCAGTAAGGAGCGCGTCAAGCGATCGACCTTGTAGACCACGACGCAGTTGACAACGCCGGATTGGACGTCGGACAGCAGCCGCTTGAGTGCCGGGCGGTCCATGTTGGCGCCGGTGTAGCCCCCGTCGTCGTACTTCTGCGGAAGTGCCACCCAGCCCTCACTGTGCTGGCTGTTGATGAAGGACTCCCCGGCATCGCGCTGAGCGTCGAGCGTGTTGAAAGACTGTTCGAGGCCCTCCTCCGTCGACTTCCGCGTGTAGATGGCACAGCGGGTGGAGGTAAGCCCTGCGGAGCCGTTCCCGTTTCCGTTCTCCTTCTGGCGTTTTTCAGGACGCACGCCGCACCTCCCTGTCCAACCCGAAAAACGCGAAGCCATTCCAGCGTGTGCCCGTGATCTCGGCGGCGATGGTGCTGAGTGATGTAAACCGGCGGCCCTCGTATTCGAAACCGTTGTCGAGGACCTTCACCACCAGAGTGCGGTCCTTGTACTTCTTCACGACCAGGCTCCCCGGCATGGGCAGCCGGGCATCCCGCGTTTGCACCACCGCTGTCATCACGGACTGCTCCAGCGGGATCGCGGTCTGCCGTCTCGACAGGTTCTCGGCAATGCGAACCCGCAGTTCCGCCCCGCGGGCGATCGCGAAGGCATATTGCCTGACGGACTCCGGCAGTCCGCCCTCCTTCGACGCCTGCAGGTGCCAGGCGATCTTCCGCCGCAGGTACTGGCAATTCGCAATTGGGTGCTTCGCGCCGAACATCTCCTGATGCGTGGCCTGCAACTGCGGCGCGCTGAGTCTCGGCAAATCCGATATCGCCGGCAGCTTCTTTTCTTTCCTCAT